TTTTATCGCCTCCTCACACGATTATTGTAACAGTTCTTGAACAAAAAGTCAATAAGTTTTATAAAAAAGTTCATTTTTTTTGAACAAAAGTATTGACAAGTGGTGAAGAACATGGTATTATATAATTGTTCAAAGTTACTGAACAAAAAATAGAAAGGGGGTAAATAAATATGTCATTTAAGTACGCAAAGTTGTCGGGAAGAATTAAAGAAAAGTTCAAGACGCAAGAAAGATTTGCGGAGGCGATGAATATGTCACCACGCAGTATATCATTAAAATTAAACAACAAAAGAGAATGGAAACAAAACGAAATTGATAAAGCTTGTGAACTGTTGGAAATTCAAACTTCCGAAATTGGTGAATTTTTTTTTGCCAACATTGTTCAAAGCTCTGAACAAAAATCAGCGTAAATGAAAGGGAGTGTTGAGCAATGGATATATGGGACTTTTTGATGAGTCACCCGTTGGTGGTAACGATTGTAGTTTCCATTATCTCAAGTGCAGTATTTTGTGTATTGTTTAACTGGTTGTTAAGTGCTGTCTTTCCCCAAATATAGCCGATAAGTGTTGCAATAGCAGTTTATAACACAAATAACTGGAAAAGTACAGAAGTATCAATAGGTTTAATCATATCTTGTATCTTTGAAAGTGATGGATATTGTGTTGAAAGTTGGTTTCATATCTGCAAGAACAAAAAAACGGCGTAAATGAAAGGGGGCGAGAAAATGAGTGAAGAAAAGATAAAAACGATTGCTGAAATGCTTTCGGGGTTAAAACGTTATGAGTGGTCGAGATTAAAAATCGCTATCGAACGTATGTATGATTCGGCATCTTGTAAATTGTCTTTGGGAGATGCCGAATCTATACAAAAAAATATCGCATTAGAAATGAAAGATATTAGTCATCTATAATTTGTATCATAGATGGGTGTAAGCGATAGTCGTGACCTTGATATTGAACGTGTATGTATCCGTATTTAAAACATTCGGCAACGGTAGAGCCTTCAAGAAATGTTAAGTTTTCCGTGAAATACGTTACAGGTTTTTGACAGTCGGCTACTGTGCCAGTTTCGGTTATGTCAGTCCAATTACCAAGCAGATTTGCGTAAATTCTCATATAATCACCTCCTTTGAGGTTGATTATAGCACAAATAGCAAGGAAATACAATCAGCGTAAATGAAAGTAGGTGAGAGAATGAACATTTATAAAGCGGCGAAGAAAGCAAGAAAACGTAAACGTTTTATAGCACGAAAAAAATACATAAGAACGGTGTTAGCCGGTGTAAAGATAAAACCTACAGACAGTGCAGAATGTTGTATAGTTTTCAAGAACAACAAGCCCTCTGCAAGTCGTTGGAATCCGTCCGCAGAGGATTTAGCCGCAAAAGATTGGATTATAGTAGATTAGAAGATAGAAAGTAGGTGATTAAAATGGCTTTAGAGAAACCATCATATAGAGATAATCTCGAAAGAATTAAGGAATTTTTTCCGACTAAAGAGTTATTAAAAGTTAAAGACGTTCAAAACTTCTGCGGTTTGAACAGAAAAACGGTAGAAAGACTGTTCAATTTTAAAGACGGATATATCTCGGTTGCAAAATTGGCACGAGAGATGTCGTAACAATTAAATCTCACAGGCAGACAAGGGCTGTCCGCGTGTTATCCGTAAAATAGTTAGACTTTCCCTAAGAGTTTTAATCCTTTTGCGGACGGCTCCTGTGTGCCTGTGAGGAAGTAAAGAGAGGTAAACAAATGAACACAATAGGAATTGCGCTGATTAGTTTCGGTGTGGGACTGATAATCAGCTTAAAGCTGATGAAAGAGGACGAGAAGAAACGAAAGCGGGGTAAAAGAGATGTTTAAGTTAATAAGAGAAATTCGCCGAAATATGTCAGTTATGAATATAGACGGTATAAGAATTTTAGCAGAAGTGGCAAGAGATATTGTATGTAATAAAAAATATCGTAAGGCGGATGGTGAATTAACACCGGAGCAGTTCGACAGACAGGTTAAGCAAGTTTTGGACATCGTAAAAAGAAACGAGGTGTGCAATGTCTGAAAAAATTAAGTATGCTATATCGGTTGTTGTATTTAGTGCGATACTGATTATGACAGAATTTATAATGATGAATATGATTGGGAGGTGAAAGAGAATGAATAACTATTACATTACATTCGGCAGTGAGGGACAGCCATTTAAGGGTGGCTGGATAATCATCGAGGCGGAAACAATAGAGCAAGCGTGCAAGATTTTCAGAGCAATGTATCAATACAAGGAAACTGGCGATACACTATTAAAATTCTGTTCGATATACACAGAAGAAACCTTTAAGCAAACAGAAATGTACAAAAGCAATGATAATCTTGGAGCAGGTTGTCACTGCAAAATCAGCATAAAAAAAGAGACCGTATGAGGTGCAACTCGAAACGGTCAAAACTTAAATACAGATTTAATTATCTGTGTTTGTATTTTAACACATAGAAAGGAAAATGTCAAATGAACATATACGAAATAGACAATGCAATGTTTTCTTTAATTGACGAAGAAACAGGCGAAATAAAGGATTATGAGGCATTTGAAGAACTACAAATGCAAAAGGAAGAAAAAATCGAAAATACAGCGTTATGGTATAAAAATCTTGTAGCCGAGAGCAAAGCTATAAGAGAAGAAGAAAAAGCACTTGCGGAACGTCGTAAGTCGTTGGAAAACAAGGCTGAACAATTAAAGGACTATGTAAACCAAGCATTGCAAGGCAATAAGTTCAGTACATCAAAAGTGGCGATAAGCTACAGAAAATCAACAGCAGTAGAAGTTGATGACGAATTTATCGACTATGCAATAAAGAGTAACAGTGACTTACTGACATATAAGCAACCGGAGCCAAACAAAGCGGTCATTAAGGGAATGTTGCAGGGCGGTTTTGATATTCCGCATGCAGAGTTAGTCGAAAGAAATAATATGAGCATAAAATAAGGAGTGATACATATGGGAATACCGGTTTTAATTATGGGTGAAAGCGGTAGCGGAAAAAGTGCAAGCCTAAGAAATTTTAATGAAGATGATTTGGTAATATTTAATGTGGCAAGTAAGCCACTTCCGTTCCGCAAGAAGTTAAATTCAATCAAAAAGGCTACATACAACGTTATTGCCAAAGAATTAAGTAAAAAGCAGTATAAGCGATACGTTATAGACGACAGTCAATATCTGTTGGCGTTCGATTCGTTTAATCGTGCAAAAGAAACAGGCTATGCGAAGTTTACCGATATGGCGGTACGTTTTCAGAAGATGATTACATTTATTATTGAGGGATTGCCCGATGATACAATCGTATATTTTTTGCACCATTGCGAGCAGACCGAAAACGGTAAAATTAAAGCGAAAACAATCGGTAAAATGTTGGACAATCAGTTGACCGTTGAGGGACTGTTTTCAATCGTTTTGCTATGTCAAGCTGACGGTCAAAGTCATAGTTTCATAACGCAATCAGACGGACATACAACGTGTAAGTCGCCTATGGATATGTTTGATTTAGAGATTGATAACGATTTGAAAGCAGTTGACGAAAGAATAAGAGAATATTACGGACTGAATGAGGAGGATAAGAATAATGAATAAGATACAAGGATATGACGAGGCGCAAGCATACACAGGTGAGAGCAGAGCATTGCCGGCAGGCAAATATATCTGCGAAATCAAGGGTGCAAAAGAGGTTGAAACCAAAAACGGTAAGAAACAGTTGGTATTGCAACTGGATATTGCAGAGGGCGAATACAAGGATTTTTATAGCGACCAATTTTCAAAAACTATTAAAGAAAAGGGAACGGCGGCAAAGTGGAACAACGGAGGACTTTTCAGACAAGGATACGAGGGTAAACAATTACCGTTTTTTAAAGGTATGATTACTTGTATTGAAGAAAGTAATGAGGGCTATGAATGGAATTGGGACGAAAAAACGCTTAAGGGTAAGAAAATAGGTGTATTGTTTGGACGTGAACAATACCTGATGAACGGTCAAAAAAAATGGGCGACTAAGGCAAGAGCGGTAAGAAGTATCAAAGGATTGGAAATGTCCGAAATTCCACAGGATAAACTGCTTGACGGAAGTGCATCGGGATTTGATACAAGCGGATTTGATGATGAGAACGAATCGGAAGAAGATTTGCCGTTTTAATATAGGTTAAGGAATGGGTGCTATGGAGAATGAAAACAGAATAACGATACCCGATTTCAGTAAAGACGATTTTTTAATATCATCAAAACCGTTTCAATGGATAATAGACCAAGCTGACGGCAACGAGTTCATCAAAGGTCAGCTTGTGGCGCAAATGGCAGAAAAGGCAAAGAAATTAAAAGTATCTAATTTCCGAACACAATTTTCAAACTACGTCAGAGCGCAAAAGGGTCAAAGCATTGTTTACGGCAACGTAATGGAGTTCAGTGGCACTGCAATAATGTGGGATACAGGCGAATGGATAGCAACTGATGACGGAGTGTATAGGTTTAAAGGACAGTTCAGCGAAAAAGTGACGGCGTGTCCACACCCGATATTTATGATAACAAGATATTCAAATGTAGATACTGATGTTGAAAGTGTGCAACTTGTTTACGGCAGACCGGGACGAAATTACAAAACTAAAATCGTTCCACGTTCTGACCTTGCAAGTGCGAACAAAATCGTAAAATTAGCTGAATACGGTGTCGGTGTAACATCGGAAAACGCAAAGGCACTTGTACAGTTTTTAAGTGATTTTGAAAGTATAAATTACGACAAAATAATCGAAAAGAAATCGTGCGATCATATGGGTTGGGTAGGCAGAGGATTTAAAGAATTTGCACCGTATATATCAGATTTGGAGTTTGAGGGACAGGATAGTTTCAGACAGTTATTTAATTCGGTAAGAGAGGTCGGCAGTTATGAAAAATGGCTTAAAACAATCAGAGATTACCGCAAAAACGGTAATATAGTTGTTCGCATGGTTATGGCGGCGAGTTTTGCGAGTGTACTGTTAAAACCGCTTGGAGCATTGCCGTTCTTCGTTCACCTATGGGGCGATACAGAAACGGGTAAATCGGTTGCGCTACTTGCGGCAGTGTCTGTATGGGCTGAGCCGGTTATCGGTAAATATGCCTATACATTCAATTCTACTGATGTAGGTAATGAATTATATGCGGCGTGTTTAAATTCACTGCCGTTATGTATGGACGAATTGCAGATACTGAATAAACGTTCGGATTTTGATGATATAATATATCGTCTGTGCGAGGGTACAGGACGTTTACGCGGTAAAAAAGACGGTGGTATACAAAACATTAAGACGTGGCGAAATTGTATTATAACCACAGGCGAACGCCCGATAACATCAATGTCATCGGGTGGCGGTGCAGTCAATCGTGTTATTGAAATCGAATGTAACGGCGGTAAGTTCTTCAAAAATCCACGAGAATTTTGCAGAACAATACAATCAAATTACGGTCACGCCGGTAAAGAATTTGTTGATAATTTAACCGGAAATATCGCCGAAGCACGAGCATTGCACGAAAAATACATTAAACTGTTGGAAGATAATACAGAGGCAACGGACAAACAAATTGCGTCAGCGGCGGCATTATTAACCGCTGATGAACTGTCTGAACGTTGGATATTTAATGACGGTGTACGAATCAGTATAGATGATATTAAACCATATTTGCAGACCAAGGATATGTTGAACGTCAACAGACGTGCGTATGATTATCTGCGTGAAGAAATTATCGCAAATCATAGCAATTTCACATCAAACGGCAATGAGTGTTGGGGAATAGAACAGGACGGCAATATATACATATTGAAAAATCGGTTTAATTCGATAATTACTGACGGTGGATTTAATCCGCAGTCAACACTTTCATGGATGATTCGTAACCATAAAATTGCACGTCACGAAAACGGCAGACGTGATATATCCAAGCGAATTAATGGAGCAAAAGCACATTGTATCTGTATCTATGTAGACGATATAGACGACTATGAGGACATTGAAAATGATGAAGATTTACCATTTTAATATAAAAAAGTGTCCCCAAGTCCCCAACGTCCTCAACAAAACTATAATGTATATATAGTAATATTTATTTGATTAGTTATAAAAAATCAAAAAATATTGTTCTATATAGAGTAATAAAAAAAGTGTGGACATTGGGGACACATACCAATAAATCGCATAGGTATCGTATTCGGTAGCCCCCAATTCAAAAAAGCAGTTTGGGGGCGTGGGGGCGCATATATAAGGAGTTAAACAATGAAATTATTTGATTATCAAGAAAAAGCACTCGCATTGACGAGTGATAAAGATAATTCGGCATTTTACTATGATATGGGATTAGGTAAGACGTTTATAGGCAGTGAACGATTACGATTATACGGTGAACGCGTGAATATAATTGTGTGTCAGAAGTCTAAAATCAAAGACTGGTGTGAGCATTTCAAAGAACATTATACGGATTATGCAGTATTTGATTTGACGAACAAAAAGGATATGCAGGCATTTATGATATATCCGATATACAAATGTATCGGTATCATAAATTATGAATTGGCTTACAGACGTGAAGAACTAAGGCAACTAAAGGATTTCACTATGATGTTAGATGAAAGTTCAATGATAAAAAATGAAACTGCAAAACGTACGAAGTTCATATTATCGTTGAAACCGTCACACACAATATTGTTATCCGGTACACCGACAGACGGCAAGTATGAGTTCCTGTATTCGCAGTTACGATTGTTAGGTTGGAAGATTACAAAAACAGCATATTATAACCGATACATAAAAACGGAATTGCGAAGTTACGGCGGTCCAATGTTCAGAGTAGTTACAGGATACAAGAATGTAAGCGAATTAAAGGCAAAACTAAAGGAATACGGAGCGGTATTCGCTAAGGCGGAAGAAGTTATTAAGTTACCTGAAAAGAAGTTTATCAAGGAATATTCGACTGTTTCATCAGACTATAAAAAGTTTATGAAAGACCGAGTAATCAAGATAGACGATAAGGAATTGACAGGCGACAGTACATTGTCAAAAAGACTGTATGCAAGAATGTTATGCAGTGCATATAGCAAAGACAAAATATCGCGATTAATTGATTTAGTTAATTCTACATCTGACAGGGTTATTATATTCTACAATTTCAATACCGAACTTGAAGCATTAAGAAAAGTGCTGTTTGATAGACCGATAAGCATAGTAAACGGACAGATCAAGAACCTAAAGGCATACGAAAATAACGATAATTCAGTTACATTGATACAATATCAAGCCGGAGCTATGGGATTAAATTTGCAAAAGGCGAACAGAATTATATATTTTTCTCTGCCGGAACGTTCGGAACTGTTTGAGCAATCAAAAGCGAGAATATGCCGTATCGGTCAAGAAAAACAATGCTATTATCACATAATGATGTGCCATAAGAGCGTTGAAGAAAAGATATATGAGTGTCTGTTAATGCGAAAAGATTATACAGACGAATTATTCAGAAAGGAATTTGGCTGATGGCAGAGGAAAAGAATTTTGAAAATCGAGTTAAGCAATGGCTTAGAAGTAAAGGCTGTTATGTGGTTAAATATTATGGTTGCGGAGGTACAAGAGCGGGCGTCCCTGATTTGCTTGTATGTGCGAATGGTAGATTTGTCGGTGTTGAAATTAAAGCTGAACACGGTAAGTTGGCACCGTTGCAACGCAGTCATTTAGATAAAATATTAACTTCCGGCGGGGCGGTCACAGTCCTTAGACCGTCTGAATTTGACGGATTTAAAAAGTTCATTGAGGAAGTGCTGAATAATGATTGATAAAGCTACAAGAAATAGGCTCAAAGCTAAGGCAAACGAATTGTCGGATATATGTGTAACCGATGGCGAAAAGTTTGCAAAATGCTATGACGATATGTATAACAGTGGTGAATTTAATTGCGGGGAATGTTTCATCATAGCACGATTAGTTGATTTATATACTGCAATAAAACAGGGTATTATTGATAAAACTGACGGTGCTAAACAACAAAGTGAAATATTTAAGGTGATTGAATTGGAGGAATAGAGTAATGAGAACAGAACAATTTGAAGAAGTTATAAACAACCGCATAGAAACGTGTAAAAGCGTTCTATGCAGTAAAGCAGAAGAATACGCAACCGATGATAGATTACATAATTTCAAAGTGGCAGGCGAATTGCAGAAATGCACAGCGGTTAAAGCGTTAGGCGGTATGATGGCAAAGCATACTGTCAGCGTGTATGATTTGATTGACGATTACGAACAGGGCAAGGCAATATCAAAAGAAATGTGGGCTGAAAAGATAGGTGACAGTATAAATTATCTGCTGTTACTTACGGCGCTGTTGGAGGAAGATAAAAATTTTGAGCCGATGAAAAGAGAAATGACATACGAACAAACAATAGAGGTTATTACAAATGCTATACAAAAAGACGAAATGACTGTCGAACGAGATATGGCATTGGCTATTGTACAAAAAACATTAAAAAAACAAATTCCCAAAAAAATAGAATTCGACGGCAATCAACTCATTTGTCCTAATTGCGGCAATGGTACAGATATATTATTTGGCGATAAATATTGCGTTGAATGCGGACAGCATTTAGATTGGAGTTGGGCGATTCAATGAGCAAAAAGTATAAGGGATTTAAGGGTAGCGGCTACAACAAAAAGTCGCTACCGTAAAACGTTGCTGAAAATTATAAAAAAGGCAATGGCGAGCAAGTTGGAAATTGATTGTAAGTATTGAGGAGGATGCATAATGCGAGAGATACTATTCAGAGGTAAACGTATAGACAATGGAGAATGGATAACGGGCGGTATATTTCAGCAAAAAGCTGATGATGTAAAAGATGAAGTAGTGTATATAATTGATAATTCATCAAATGATGTTGACTGGGCACATAGGGTTATACCTGAAACAGTAGGACAATTTACAGGAGTTACCGACAAAAAAGGAAACCGAGTCTTTGAGGGAAGTATATTCCGATATGAACCGCATTTCACAACGGAGAAAGCGTGTTTAGGAATAGTTAAATACAGAAATACATACGACAGACAACGTGCGTGTAATGACTGTGGTTTTGTCATAGAGTGGCAACATGAGCCGTTATTGACGCTACGAGAAGATTTATTATACTGGTGCGGTGACGGGAAATCAGCCAGTGTTATAGGCAATATACACGATATGAATGATAATCCCGAATTGTTTGAGGAATAAAAAATGAAAGAATGGAAAGTCAAAAAGAATGAATTTGGAGAAGAATGGCACGAACTTCGTTTTAGCCCATTTTATGAAGATGATGATGAGGTAATTGCGAGCTTTGTTCAAGATGAAATGGATGATGAAGCATTTTATTATATATCAAAAGAATTAAGTGCAGACGATGACCTATTGTGGGCTGATAGTATAGATGACGCAAAGCAACAAATCGAAGAAATGCTAATTGAGCATTGGAAAGATGAGATTGAATATTTAGAGGACAGATTAAAGGAATTTCAAGAAAAAAATAAACGGAGGAAAAGTAATGCAAGTTGAATTAAAAGTGAACGGTAAAACCGTTCACGCTGAAATATCAGAAGAACAAGCTAAAATATTGGGATTGATTGAGGATAAGCCTAAAACAGGATATGAGAGAAGAGAAGAATGTAACAATAAGAAGTATTATTTTGTCAATACTATAGATTTAGTAATAGAAAATGAGAATACCGTCCTATTTGACCAAAATCGTTATGATGTAGGCAATTATTACAGCGATAAAACCATTGCTGAGAACAATGCAAGAGCTGATAGGTTATTGCGTTGTTTAAGACAGTGGCAGGCACAAAATGACAAGGTTATTTCTGTGTCTGATTGGAAAAATGATAAAATCAATAAATATTGTTTTGCATATAATTATAGTTTAAATGAATTAAACATAGGAATAGAACGGAAATTAAGACGACCGAATGCTATATATTTCTCAACATCCCAAAAAGCAGAGGAAGCTATTGAAGTATTCAAAGATGAACTGCTATGGTATTTTACCGAGTATGTTCAGCGATTAGATGAGGCGCAAAATGGTTAAAGAACAATTATGTTGGACGTGCCAGAATGCTTGCGGATGGTGTTCGTGGAGTAGTTGCTTTCAGCCTGTTGAGGGTTGGACCGCTGTAAAGGTACACCGCAAGACGTATGATTCGTATAGGATAACAAAGTGTCCGGAATATGTACCGGATAAAGCAAGCAATTCTGAAAACAAGAAAAAGACACGAGTAACCAACAAAGAATTAGATACAATGAAAAGATTAAGAGGTGATGGTCTATCATATTTTGAAATAGCAAAGATTGTGGACAGAAACCCTGACGTGGTTAGGGTGAATTTGGTGAGGTGTTGATATGGATAAAACAGCGAAGAAGTTAAAGCAGAAACGCAGAGCCGAAAGCCGTTCGCGCTCTAAGCGTGGAATATACGAAGATTTCAACAGCAATAAGAACAAAAGAATCGTTTTGAATAATGACAATGACGACAAAAGGCGTTGGCTTGAAAGATGTCAAAAGCAGGCGAAAACAGTAATTAACCCCATTGTCGATTGGAATGATGAAAACATAAAGGACTATATCCAAAGTGAAAAGATAGACCTAAACCCATTATACTGCGAGGGTTTCAAGAGAGTTGGTTGTGTGGGGTTGTCCTATGGCGGGAAAACATAGATATGTTGAATTTCGCAGGTATCCAACATACGAAAAAGCATATATACACGCATTTGACCGAATGCTTGAAACAAGAAAAGCAAACGGCAAAGAGGGGACATGGCAAACAGGATATGATGTGTTTAGGTGGTGGTTGGATGAGGACTTCAACCAATACGAAATCGGAGAGGAATTTTATCAAAATGAGGAGTGATAACAAATGTCAAAAAAGAAAATTAAAATCGGTGCTATAAGATATTATAAATGTACAGAAGTGTGACAACCATACTTGTTATTGGTTAACTACAAACGGATTAAAATGGTTAGGACGACAACTTAATATAGTTATAAAAGAAGATGGAAAGGAGAATTAAAATGATTTGTAACTGCAAAAAATGCGTATTCCATAAAGGAGAAACAGAGTGCCTATTACCGAAAAGCGAAAATTTTCAAGTTACGATGAATGACAGAGTAATATCGTGTCTTAATAATATTAAAGACGAAAACGACTTGTCGGCAGAAGGTAAAAAAAAATTGAAAAGTGTCCGGAGTATGTACCGGATAAGAAAGCATAGGGGGAATTGATTTGACGATTAAAGAATGTAAAGAATGGCTTTCGAGAGCGAGAAAGACGGACGAGGAGATTAACGCATTGATTTTGGAGCAGGAGAGAGCATTGACAAACGCAACAAGCACTGTGGCTCAGTCGGGCAGTGAAAAGGTGCAGACGTCAAACGTGAATACGTCGGAGAATAAGTTTGTAAGCTATGCCGCTTATTCCGAATTGATAGATAAACGCATTGACAGACTGTACGAAATTAAAAAAGAGATTTTGGAAAACGTGAATAAACTCGATGACGCAACACTTCGAACTATATTAATTCTGCGTTATCTCAATTTTCAAACGTGGGAAATGATTGCTTGTAAAATGAATTACAGCTATATGCAAATATGCCGTCTGCACGGCAAGGCTTTGAATTTAATTAAAGATGTTATAGAATGTTATATTGCACCTGTGATATAGTATATCATGAAATAAGTAACATAAGCGGTGTATCATCGTGAGATGATGGGTGAATATCTCGTGTGATTGGTGGGAGTGGAGATATTAAAAAAACGGCAGATTGTATGTGTTAATCATATGCAGTCTGTTTTTATTTGGAGGAAATATGGATTTAAACGATATTAAGGATAAAGCCGAGAATGTTTACGGCGGAGAAAATACAACTGAATATAAAGAATTTGAAGATAAATTTAAACCGAAGAAAACGACTGATGATTGTTATACACCTGATAATATTTACGAAACGGTTGCGGATTATGTTGCAACACGATTTAAAGTGGACCGTAACAAGTTTGTACGTCCTTTTTATCCGGGTGGAGATTACGAGAAGTATAATTATATGTCTGATAATATTGTTGTGGATAATCCGCCATTTTCAATATTGGCACAGATAGTGAAATGGTATCAATCGCAAGGGATAAAATTTTTCTTGTTTGCACCGGGTTTAACTATTATTGGATTAACACGACACGCAAATATAATCTGCGTAGGGTATACCGCGACATATGAAAACGGCGCAAAAGTTAATACATCGTTTGTAACAAATATGACAGATAATCTGATTGAAAGTAGTAGCAAATTATATAAGCGTTTAGAAAATGCAGATAAAGAAAATTTGCGAAAAATAAAAAAACAATTACCTAAGTATACTTATCCTGATAACATATTGACAGCATGCAGAATGAATACACTTTCGCGATATGGTGTTGATTTTGCGATAAAGCGAGAAAATGGATATTTTATGCGTGATTTAGATAGTCAGCGAAAATTCAAAAAAAGCATTTTCGGTAACGGTTATTTAATATCGGGCAAAAAAGCTGCAGAACTTAAAGCTGCAGAACTTAAAGCTGCAGAACTTAAAGCTGCAGAACATGTTTGGGAGCTGTCGGAACGAGAGAAAGAAATCATAAAGACTTTGAAATGAAAAATAAAAAAAGAAGTGGAAAGGTGAAAACAATGTTCGAAAGAATAAAGGCATATTGGCAAAAACGAAGATACGAACGAGAACGCAAGAAGTTCATACGCAAATGGAACGAGGATAATAAAAATTGGTGCGAGTGTCGACATAAACGCAAAGCGTTTAAACGTGCAATGATAAAAAACGGTTATACGATGTAATCAAACAGAAAATGTGAAAGTGAGGTGATAAGAGTGACTGAAAAGCAAAAGCTGTTTTGTGAAGAATATTTGATTGATTTGAACGCAACGCAAGCGGCGTTAAGAGCGGGATATTCGGAAAAGACAGCGTATTCGATTGGAAATGAAAACTTGAAGAAACCTGAAATTCAAGAATACATACAAAAACGGCTGAAAGAGAAAGAGGACGCTCTTATTGCCAAACAAGATGAGGTATTGAAAACGCTTACGGCTGTTATGCGACGTGAGAAACCCGAAACGGTTGTTGTGACGTGCAAAGCACGTAAATCACACTATGACAACAAGGGCAAGAAAGTCACTGACGAGGCGGAGCAACCGATATGCGTTGAAATACCGACAAAGGTGTCTGACGTAAACAAAGCGGCGGAAATGTTGGGTAAATACTACGCATTGTTCACAGACAAATTAAACGTTGACGGTGATATGGACTACAGCATTAAGATTGATTACGGTGGTGAGGACGAATGAACAAAGTAACAGTACCGTTCAATCCGATATTCAAACCTGTACATCAATGTAAAAAGCGTTATGTTGTAATGAAAGGCAGTGCCGGAAGTGGCAAGAGCGTTGATACTGCACAACTGTACATATTGCGTTTAATGCGTGACAAGGGACGTAATCTTGTATGTGTGAGAAAGTCCGATATAACAAACCGTGACAGTACGTTTGCGGAGCTTGAAAGTGCCATAAACCGTATGGGCGTTGGCAGAGCGTGGCGAGTTACGCAAAGTCCGTTGTCGTTCACCTGTATAAACGGCAACAAGATTATATTTCGTGGTGTAAACGATAACAAGCAACGTGAAAAGCTGAAATCAATCACATTTGCAAACGGTAAATTGACAGATGTATGGATTGAAGAGGCTACGGAGCTTGTGCAACAGGATTTTGAAATTATAGATGACCGTTTGAGAGGTGAACTCCCCGACGGTCTTTTTTATCAGATAAAATTGACATTTAACCCTGTATCGTCAAGTCACTGGATAAAGAAAGTGTTTTTCGATATACAGGACGATAACGTCTTAACGCATCAAAGCACATATTTAACAAACCGATTTTGTGATGAGGCGTATCGACAACGTATGTTACGACGTAAAGAGGTTGACCCTGAGGGCTACAGGATTTACGGCTTGGGCGAATGGGGCGAAACAGGCGGATTGATATTCTCAAATTATCGCATTGAGGAATTTGAAACAGATATGAGCCGTTTTGACGCTATGGCGATAGGACAGGACTTCGGCTTTAATCACGCAAATGCTATATTGACGTTAGGCTATAAGGACGGCGATATTTACGTTTGTAATGAACTGTATGTACACGAAATGGATACGACCGAAATTATCACTAAGGCTGACGGTAAGTTCAGTAAAAGTCTTGCAATGTGGTGCGACAGTGCAGAGCCGGACCGTATAAAAATGTGGCGAAAGGCAGGCTATCGAGCAAGGGCAGTTGTTAAAAATCCGAACAGCATACAATCGCAGATTGACTGGTTAAAAGGCAGAAAGATACATATTCATCCGTCTTGCGTGAATGTAATCAAAGAGATACAGCAATGGCGTTGGCGAGTTGATGAAAAGTCGGGCGAATATACGGACGAACCTGTCAATGTATTTGATGACGCAATGGCGGCACTGAGATACGGCGTTGAGAGTTGGCGCAAGGATAAGAAAGCTAAAATCTATTCAAGAGAGGAGTACGGAATATGATAATTGATGAAGATATAGTCGCAGGCGGTGTGACACCGTTTATCATAACGAAATTGATTGAACGACACGAGCGAGAGCGACAGAGATACCGATTATTGCACGATTACTATATGGGCGACCACCGCATTTTAAACCGCAGAAAAAGGGGCAAAAACGTGGCAAACAACCGCATAATGTGTAATCACGCAAAGTACATAACGGATATGACACAGAGTTATCTTGTCGGCAATCCTGTAACGTATGCGGTGTCGGACGAATACGATATTGAGGCAATCAAAAACGAATATTTGGAACAGGATATGCCGAGTGTTGACAGTGAAATTGTAAAGAATATGAGCATTTACGGCAAAGCATATGAACTGATTTATGCAGACGAAAAAAGCAAGCCGAGAAGTGTCCGATTGGATCCGGAGCATACATTTGTATGTTACTCACAGTCGGCATTTGAAAAGCCGTTGTTTGCGGTGTATTACTACAAGAAATACGACCTTGACGGCTACTGCACAGGCAGTATTTGTCGTGTGTATGACGAATCGTTTATATATACATACACAGGTCTTGACAGCTATACGGCATTGTCATTGCAAAATGTTGAACCACATTACTTTTTCGATGTGCCGATTATTGAATACAGAAATAATACGGAAATGCAGGGCGATTTTGAACAGTTGATAACACAGATTGACGCATACAATGTGTTGATGTCAGATAGAATTAATGACAAAGAGCAATTTGTTAATTCGCTGTTGTTTTTGTGTAACTGCGACCTTGACACCGAACAGGCAAAAAAATTATTGGTAGAACGCATTTTGATGGGTGACGGCGACGCAAAAGCGGAGTATCTGTCAAAGGTGCTGAACGAGGCTGATACAAAGGTGTTGCGTGACGACATCAAGGACGATATACACCGTCTGTCACACGTTCCCGATTTGTCGGACGAAAGTTTCGGCAACAATTTGTCGGGTGTGGCGATAAAGTATAAGCTGTTGGGATTTGAACAGCACGTCAAGAACAAAGAACGTAATTTTGCTAAGACATTAAGAAAACGTTTAGAGATTTACAACAATTTCTTAGTGACATTAAACGCAATGAAAGAAGTGCCGTCGCACAGAGTTGATATAGGATTTACATATAACTTGCCTGCAAACGAACTTGAAATAGCACAGATGATTAATTACCTCAAAGGTCTTGCGTCTGACGAAACATTATTAGAGCGTTTGCCATTCATCACAGACGCAAAGGAAGAAGTTGAAATTGCACGCAGAGAGCAAGCGGAAAAGTCCGCCGAAGATATGCGTATCGCAGAAATTTCGGCAAGGAAAGTAAACTACAATGAAGAGTAAGGCATATTGGGTAAAACGTGCCGTTGAAGTTGAAACATATTTACAATCGCAAGCGGACAGCGTTAAGGACGGTGTAATTAAGGCATATGAGCGAGCAATCAAGAATGTAAACAATGATATTGAGAAAACGTTTAAAGCCTATATTTCAACCGATATACCCGAAAAAGAGGCACGTCGGCTGATGAGTATAGCCGACAGCGACAAACAGTACGAAGAACTGCTTGAACTGTACGACGAAACAGACGACAAGACAGTCAAAAAGGAAATTCTAAACCGCATAAATGCACAGGCATATGGTGCGAGAATTAGCCGATTAGAGGGACTGAAACGTAATGTATATATTTACTTTAGGCACGTTGCAAACGAGGCTATAAAGGAGCAAAAGAAACTGTATGACAGTGCGGTAAAGACGGCGTATTATACGAATATTTTTGATACCGCACAAGGTTTAAACTGCGGTATTGATTTTCCACTTGTACCGCAAAAGGCGGTTAATAAAGTGTTAAGTGAGCCGTGGCACGGTCACAACTACAGCGAGAGAGTGTGGATACATAACGACAGATTTATACAGGCAGTCGGACAGACGATTGAGGACGGTATAATCAGCGGTCACAGTGTAAGCCGTATGACCGACAAGCTGATTGATTACGTCAAAGATACTGCACCGGGTGGAATACGAACATCAGCCGAAACGCTTGTGAGGAGCGAAACGGCGCATTTTATGAACCAAGGTCAAAAGATGGCGTATGAGGAAATCGGTATAAAACAGTATCGTTTTGTTGCGGCACTGTCTGAATTGACGTGTGACAGGTGCGGAAGTCTTGACGGTAGCGTGTTTGATACCGACAAAGCCGTTGAGGGCGAAAACTTCCCACCGATACACCCACGTTGTCGGTGTGTTACGATTATGGCAGACGTGAATTTGACAAGTCGTATTGCACGCGATCCGCTCACTGGCGAAAATTACAAGGTTGACGGAAGTATGACGTTTGACGAATGGAAAAACAGTTTGTCGGACGAACAGAAAAATGCGTTAAAATATGTTGCAAATAGTGAAAAACGTGGTATAATAAAGGTAGATAAAGATACATTGAAAGTATCTACGGGCGGAAGAAGAAACGAGAAAAATCTTTCACAGGAACAAATAGACAGCATTAAAGATTATGCGGTTTCTTTGGGTATGCCAAGAGAACGTATTTATTATGTTGATTATGATTGTACAGCATATGGCTCTTTAGCGGACGTTTTACGAATTGGAACTGATGTATATCCGTCAGAGAAAAAGCAATCCAATCCAAACAGTAATGTTTCTATGAAAGGTGCCATAGCTCACGAAATAATCGGACACCGTGCGGCATTTTTGAACGGAAAGACGCAAAGTGATGATATTTTAGAAGAAGTGTAGGCGAGTTTGAGGGCGGCAATATTAACACCCAATTTATCAAACAGCGAAAGAATGGTACTCGCAAGGGACGGGGTATATAGATTACATAAAACGGGTAAAAAATTAAAAGACGTACGAAATTTATTGTATTTGGAGTGATAGTTATGTGTGAAATAATAAATGTTCAAAAAATAAACAATCAATTTATTGTGGATTGCACTCCGTGCAAGGAAGATTTTACGAATGCGAAACTATTGCAAATCATCAATAAGCATAAGCAAGTATATACGACAAAAGAGTTTAAAGTTGAAAAAACAAGAGGGTGCTTTTCAAAAGGTGGCTCACCGTGGATTGTACTACAAAATATTCCTGATGGTTTTGTGGATAAAGGCAATGAGATAATTTTCAGATAAAAATAACTAAATATACGCAAAAGCACGTTTTCGGACGTGCTTTTTTGATACACTGAAAGGCGGTGATAGTGTGAGAGTAGGCACAACATACACATAGAAGAAAGGAATGGTGATCCGATTATCTCCCTGTTAGACGTGGGGTTATACGTCTTATTTTTATACAATTTTTCAGAAAGGAATGATTTGAATGGCAGATACAGCAGAGCAAACAGAAAATCAAGAGCAAGAGAAGTCCACAGAGCAGAAGTCCACAGAGCAGAAGTCAACCGAACAAAAAGACGGCGACAATCAAAAGGCGATTGACGAAGCGATAGCTAAGGCGAAAGCGGAGTGGGAAAAGGAACTTGAGCAAAAGCTAAAGGACGCTGAAAACGAGGGCATGAGAAAAGCCAAGTTGACAAACGAGCAAAGAAAAAAAGAGGACGACGACAAGGAACGAGAAGAATTTGAAAAAGCAAAGGCAGAGTTTGAACGTGAAAAAATCGTTGCATATGCCGAAACGGAACTTGCCAAAGTCGGACTGTCCGCCGAGATTGCAAAGTACATCATAGCAGAGGACAAGGATAGCACAAAGGCGGTTATTGACAAGATAAAAGAAAGCTATGACAAAGATGTACAAGCAGGTGTTACCGAGCGTTTAAAGGGAAAAACACCGAATTTAAACGGTGGCAGTGGCGGTCACAACACAGGCAGTTTTATGGACATAATCAGAGAAAATCAGAGATAAGGAGTGAAATAAATGGGTTATTTGAAAAATGAATTGACAGGCTTTGTGCCTGTCGAGCAAGCAACAGACATCATCAAAATGGTGACAAGGGGTTCAAGTGTTTTAAGAATGGCGAAAGTCGAGGAAATGAAACACGAGAAAAAGAAGTTTAACGTACTTACAGACGGTCCGGGTGCTTACTGGGTCGGTGAGGGTGAAAGAATTAAGACAAGCGGTGCTACTTGGATTCACCCTGAAATCGAGGCTAAGAAGTTAGCCGTTATTATTCCGGTAACAAAAGAAAAGTTGGAAGATACGACTATCAGCGTATTTGAAGAACTAAAGCCAGAAATCGCAGAGGCATTCTACAGAGCGATTGACGCGGCGTGCATTTTCGGTACAAATTCACCGTTCAAGACAAACATTATGAACGCTATCGACAGTAAGCATATGGTTGTTACAGACAACGCAAATATTGATATTGCTATGTCTGACGCAATGTCGATGATTGAAGAAAACGGCTATGACCCGTCGGGATTTATCGGTCGTATCGGTGTTAAGAATATGCTGAGAAAATTGCGTGACGCAAACGGCGCACCTGCATATGTCAACGGTACAACAGGCGGTGAGCTGTACGGTCAGCCTATCGAATTTGTGCGCAACGGTGCGTGGGACAACAAACGTGCCGATATTATCACAGGTAACTTCAAGTATGCCGTTGTCGGTATGCGTGCAGGTATCAATTACGAAATTCTTACCGAGGCTACACTACAAGGCACTCTTGACAGTGACGGTAAACCGCTATCACTTGCGGAGCAGGATATGGTTGCAATCAAAGCTACTATGCGTTTAGGTTTCCTTGTGGTTAAGGACGACGCATTTGCCGCATTTAAGAACGGTGTTCCGACACTTGGCGAATTGACAGTTGAATCGGTTGCAGGAACAACAGGCAACACTGTTATTACAGTATCGCCAAAGCCTATCGGCGGTCACAAGTTGGTTTACAAGGCTGCCGCAAGCACCGCTCCAAGTGTTGCGTATGACGACGATTTGTCGAAGTGGACAGAGTTTAACAACGGTGACGAAATCACTGCGACAAACGGTCACAAGATTACAGTTGCGGAAGTTACCGCAGACGGCAAAGCGAGAAAGTCGGGCAGTGCCGACGTTGTAAGCGGTGAATAATATGGAGCATTTAGGGACACTGAAAATGTTGTTAGGAATAAAGGACGACGAGCAAGACGGCTTGTTGTCCTTTTTGATTAACGACACAATTAATATGATTATGTCTTACTGTCATATTGAGGTTTTGCCCCGTCAGCTTGAAAGTCTTGTTCCGAAGATTGCGGCGGATATGTATAGAATAAAAGGCTACGGGGACAGTAAAAGTCCCGAAGTAGTCAAGAGCGTAAGCGAGGGCGAACGTTCCGTAACATATGCCGAAAATGATAATGATGAGATTTTCAGCAATTATTATAAACGTCTTGACCCGTTCCGCAAACGAAAGGGGCGTGTTCCGAGTGATGTCGGTATTCAGTAGGTTTTATAATAAAGACGTCATAATTGCAGAATACGAGATTGACGACTATACAGGCAAAGCTGAAAAGACGGTATTATCCGAAATCAAAGCCGATATACAACCGTACAGTGGTGGCAGAGCAAGAGAAGAATACGGTCTTGATATAGAATGTCAAATGCGTATGTTCTGTGATATGTCGGACGATGTAAATGTCGGCAGTAAGGTTGAATATGACGGCGATATATACGATATAACATATGTGCAGAAATGGGACAGCGGTTTGGTAGCAATGCTTGAGAGGAGTAGGCTGAAATGAATTTTTCAATCGAGGGGATAGACGACGTTGTTGACAAGCTGACACAGTATGCGTCGGGCGATAAAATACAGCGAGGTTTGGCAATGGCGGGTGAAGTCGTAAGAGCGCACGCAGTGGCAAACTGTCCTGTTGCAACAGGACGTTTAAAGGGCAGTATCGTAAGCCAAGTGGACGGTGACAGTGTTGCAATCGGTCCGACTGCCGATTACGGTATTTATGTCGAATTTGGCACAGGCTCAAAGGGAGACAAATCTGTTTCGCATACGTCAAAAAGACACTGGACGTATTACAGTGGCGGTCGATTTTACACAACGTCGGGTCAAGCACCTAAGCCGTTCCTCGTACCTGCACTGAAAAATAACATCAGCGAGATAATCGCTAAGTTTAAGGAGGTGTATAACTCGTGAAACGAGTTATAGCGAGCAAATACGAAGTATTTGTGTTAGCGTAGGGAGGGTGATACGGTGTTTGATATTGGCTTGGAATTGCGGGACATTTTAAAGCAGATAGACGGTGTAAGTGTATGTTTTGCTTATCCCGATAATTTTAATAAATTGCCTGCAATAGCATATTACACGCTAACGGACAAAGGCTCAATGTCATATGACAATACGGTCGTTACGAATGATACGACTGTTCAGATTGATATTTACGCCGATTATCCGCAAACGTGTTTTGAATTGTCTGAGAGGGTATATAAATTGTTGACTGATCATGAATATTATCACGAAATGACAATGGACGTACCCAATCCCGACGATAAAAGTATAAAACATAGGACAATGAGATTTACGAAAGTAGTAGAAAGGAATGATTGATTTATGGCAAATACAGCAAAAAGAAAACCACTACCTACAATAGGTGTGGACAAGTACACATTTTTCGCAGTTTTAACAGACACATCAGAGGGCGCAACATATGGTGATCCGTACAATTTAAGAGGTACAGTCGAAATTGCACCGACAGACGCAGGCGGCAGTGATGTTTTTGACGCCGATAACGGTGCGTATGAAACATCAAACTACATTGAAAAATTAGGTCACGACATCACAAATGCCGATATTCCACCGGAAGTTGATTCAATGTGGCGTGGACTGACACAAAAAGACGGTGTAGTAGAGGTCGGCAACGATACAAAAACCGTTTATTTCGGTGTTGCGTGGAGAATTATGAAATCCGACGGCTCATACCGTTATGTAAGATATTACAAGGGTTCGTACAGCTTTGCGTCAAACGTAGGCGGCAAAACAAAAGCGTCAAGCGGTGCGCCTGAAAAGCAAACCGCAAAGGCTACATACACAGCCGTACAACGTGATTTTGACAACAACTATTACGCATACTTTGACGAAAGCGATTTGCCGGAGGGCGTTACAAAGACAGAACTTGAGGAAAACTGGTTTAAGGATATGAACTACTATCCAGTGAAGAAAGCACTGTAAAATAAACGTAATTTGACATTATATGAGGTATAGTGTAGAATAAAAATAGGCTGAAAAGCCTTGATATATGGGGAGCGGTGGCGGCTCTGTTTCGGAAAGGAAATATTATGAGTGAAACCACAATACAACTTGTATTGATTTTGCTTATTGTATGGATATTAAAGAAATAAC